GCTAAAGTAAAAACAGACAATCCTAAGAGCTAATGAAATTTGTATTGGCTTACACTATTTGCTCAGCAATAACTGGGATGTGTAACAACACAGCAGTATCACCAATAGAATTTAATTCCTGGACAGATTGTACTAAAGCAGGTGCAATAGCAACTATTAAAGTTACTAATGAAAATATAGAAAAATTTAATGAAAATAAATTATATGTAAGTTATTTCTGTAACGAGGTTAAAAAAGAAAATGCCTAAGAACTCAGCTCTTGAGAGAATAGAATCACACGAAAAACTTTGTCGTATTATGCAAAAGCAAACTCATCAAAAAATTAACAACATAGAATCAGAAATCAAAGATATTAAAAGACACATGTACTACGCTATGTCAGCATTAATAGGTGGTATGTTTACAATTATAGTTATACTATTTCAAAAACTTTAACTCTAAGGTCTTTATGGCTAGAAGAAAGAAAGCAGTTACTGGTCTAACCTCAGAATTAAAAGCTCAACTTAGACTTGCTGAAGATCCTAATTTAATAGTATTTGCACCAGTTGGTGGTTTAGGTCCAGTAGATATTGTTACTTTAAATATGACAACAGGTGAGTATACTGCTTATGATGTTAAATCTAAGAACTATAGAAAAGTTGAAAATTATGTTGCAAAAGATGGGTATAAAAGAAACCTTAAAGGATCATTTATATCAAGAGGTACAACTAAAGAACAAAAGAAACTTAACGTAAGGATTATATACGAATGAACTTATCAGAAAACTTTACCCTTCAAGAACTAACTAAATCAGACACAGCAATAAGATTGGGTATACCTAATGAACCTAACTCAGATCAAATTGAAAAACTACAAAACCTTTGCGAGACTTTGCTGCAACCAGTTAGAGATAAGTTTGGTCCAGTAATTATAACTAGCGGATTTCGTAGTGAGCAGCTATGCGTTAAGATAGGTAGTTCAATCAATAGCCAACACACTAAAGCTGAAGCAGTAGATTTTGAAGTACCAGGCACAGATAATGCTGATCTTGCATATTGGATAAAAGATAATATAGAGGGTTGGGATCAAATGATCCTTGAGTTTTATACCATTGGTGAGCCTTCAAGTGGGTGGGTGCATTGTAGTGTTGCAGATAAACCTAGAAAACAATTCTTGAGAGCTTACAAAGAAGATGGTAAGACAAAATACAAACCTATAATTGGAGATATAAGATGTGGTTAAGTGCAATTAAACTAGCGGTAAATGCTGGTAGTCATATTTATAAAAAGAAACAAGAAACTAAAATGATGATGGCTAATGCACAAGCTAAACACGCAGAGAAGATGGCTAGTGGTGAGCTTGAGTATAGTGGTAAATTATTAGAAGCAAGACAATCGGATTGGAAAGACGAGTTCGTATTAATCGTGCTAACGCTGCCAATTTTAGTAATTGCGTATGGGGTTTTTAGTGATGATCCTGGTGCAGCTTCTAAGATAAAAGAGTTCTTTGAACAATTCCAACAACTACCAAGTTGGTTTACAAATTTATGGATTTTAGTAGTAGCTTCTATTTATGGTATTAAAGGTACACAAATATTTAAAGGTAAGAAATGATCAGTAAAAGTTTTGCACAACAGTACAGCAAGAAGGTAACTATGTTATCGCAGCAAACTGGTAAGAAGAAAAAGAAAAAGAAATATAAGAAGAAGAAGTAATGGCTAAGCAAAAGTTTACACACTTTATACCTAGAGATAAACCTAAGAAGCGTGGACCAGGTCAACATAAAAAATCTAAAAGCAAAGGTGAGAAACGTCAGCAAAAATTAAAACGCTATAAGGGTCAAGGTAGATAATGATGGAGTATGCCTATATGAATTATTATTTTACAGGTGCATTAATTATTATGTTTGTACTTCTTGCTTTGTTTGGAGGACCACCTAGATGAAAATATCAGAGAACACATCTGTAAGTATGCCAGTAAAAAATATGTTGGCTATTGTAGCAGGTGTTGCTATGGGTGTGTTTGCCTACACAGAAGTTACTGCAAGATTAACAAGTTTAGAGACATCAAGAGAACTATTCCAAGCTGATCTACTTAAAAAGTCTGAACAAAAACCTACAGATCAAGAACAGTTTATGTTAATAGAATCATTGTTTGAAGATGTAGAGAAGTTAATTACAAATCAAGAACAAAATATGACTAACAAAGTCAATATAGAATTTTTAAAAACGCAGTTAGAAAAAGCGTTAAATGATGTTGAAGATTTAAAAGATAAGGTAAGACAAAATGGAACAAGTCATTAGCACAGTTGTTGCTCTTTGTATGTTTGTAGCAGGTGAATTAACTGAACATCGTATTCAACCAGCTATGTCAGATTGCTTAAAAGGTAAACGTGTTGCTGAACGTGCAGCTAATGATAATATAGAATACAAGTGTGATAAGGTAAAAGCAGAGTTAGAAGAAAACATTGATGGTAGTAAAGCTATTAAAAAAATAGTAAAAGAATAATTATGGCTATCAGAAAAACTACCAAAGGTAAAAACGCAAACTACAGACCAACAAAGTCTGGAGCTGGTATGACCGCTAAAGGTGTTCGAGCTTATAGACGTGCTAATCCAGGTTCTAAATTAAAGACAGCAGTAACTGGTAAAGTTAAAGCAGGATCTAAAGCTGCTAAAAGACGTAAGTCATATTGTGCAAGATCATTGGGTCAACTTAAAAGATCATCAGCTAAAACTAGGAATGATCCTAATTCAAGAATAAGACAGGCAAGACGAAGATGGAAATGCTAGATAAAATTGTATACAAATTCTTTGGTTGGATTGATGGTATAGCAAGAAAGATTGATGATGCTTTAACATTTGATTTTACTAATTTTAGTAAAAGAAAAAAGAAAAAGAAATGAAGAAAAAAGGTTGGAAGAAACCTATACAACAATCATTAATCTGTGGCTACTGTGTGTGGTGCAAGAAGATGCTCATGAGTGATGCAGGAGGTTGGATTGTAACCCATAAGAAACAATACTTTTGCCATAATGGTAAAGATGGTAGTTGTTTTGATAAACATTGTGTGGTAAAAATGAAACAACAACAGGAGAATAACTATGTATGGAAAGTCTAAAGGTAAAAGTAAGCTAACAGCTAGGCAAAAAACTCTGCCTAAGTTTTTACAAAATAAAATTAAGAAATCTAAAAAGAAGAAGAAGTAATGAAAAAAGGTTATCACAAAACTAAATCTGGTAAGACAGCTAAAAAAGGTTTGTACTATAATATTAACAAACGTAAGAAAGCTGGTACATCAAGAACCAAAAAGAAATCTACTATTAGTTCTAAGGCTTACAGAAACATGAAGTCTGGATTTAAAAAATAAAACTAAAGTTTTAGGAAATAAGTTTTTCAAACTCCTGCCATAACGATTGCTCTGGAGACCAAAATCTTTTCTGTTGTTTTTTCATTTCAATAGAATGTAAAACTGTAGTATGATCTTGTCCAAAGTATCTACCTATATCTGTTAAGTTCATGTGATATTTTTCATACAATAAATTATGTATTACATTTCTAGCTCTCACTATATCTGTGGTCCTACTCTTATTCATTAGAGTTTCTTTGTGTACTTCAAAATGTATGCACACCTTATTAATAATACTTTGCACATCAGATGGTTTAGGCTTTGAAGTTCTATAACCAATAATCTTTTTTACATTGCTGTCTTGTATGCTTTCTTTTTGCAAGACATTTGCTGCATATAAAAAACCTTCGTTGAACCCTACCTCATATAATCTTTCTTCTTGGCTCGTTAAAAGGTAAAATGCTTTCTTAACTTTGTATATAAAATTATTCTGATCTAAGTGTTTAATGTGTTTATTATAATGTGTGCTTACATTTATGGTCATAAGTCCCCTACAGTTTTTTTTGTTTTTTTTATCAATGTAAATTAATGAGTATTATCTTCTCATTAATTCTTCTTTTGCCTGCTCAATTTGCCAAATCAAATTAAAAGAGTCTTGTTGTTTTTCTGCAACTCTTCTTTTAGCTTCCAAGTATTCTTCATGTGCTTTCGCTTGAAGATCCTTGAGTTTTTGCAGACGAATCTTTATCTCGTTCATCTTTCTCCTTTTTTACTTTTGTAAAATCTATTTTTAAATTTTCGATCTTACATTCTACATATTCACCCTGTGCGTTGGGGTCTGCAGCTTTCTGCACGTCATCAAATCTTTCAACCAGTTGAAAACTAGCTTCGCCAGATTTAATTCTTACATATTTAGTCATTTTTATCTCTTTTGTCTATATCTTTTTTGTGTAGATTAAACGTCATATCATTATAAATAGATAGATCATGGTAGTTATCTGCCTTATAACCTTTGGTACTTCTAAACAATTTAAGTGTCATCATGATTTGTCCTACTTGATATGGTCTTAGTTTTTTCTTTAAGTTATCTGCTAATATTAAAGTAAATAGATCAGCAAGTATAGTAAAATTGTATTGGTAATCCCCATAATCTTTTTGACGATCACTAACTATTTTCTTTTTAATCTCTTTGTCTATGTCTGTTATCTTCATAAGGTTTAAAGGCGTGGCAAGGAAAAAACAATTAAGGGAGCTTTAGCAAAGAAAGGGAAAGATGCTAATATGATTAACCCAAAAAAACCTCGCCACACCATTGAACTACAATTCTAAATTAGTAGTTGTAGTTAGTTTTATTATATGCTGATCCTTGACCTTTTGCAAACCTGTTGTTGTTAGGTGCATAAGATTGCTGCTGTCCGCTAGGCTTGGCAGCTGATGAACCAGTATTTGATGGTGAAAGGACTACATTGATAATGCCTGTGGGATTACCTTGCTCATCCATGTCATCAAATCCTGCTTGATTGTACCATGTCTCTCCAATTTTAACACCTATTCTCCAGGTTTTACCCTCTGGTGATTTTGGATTGATTGGTGCAACAAAACTTGGTCTGTTGTCTCCTGGTTGTTTGTCTGCGTTATGTGTAAGTTTTATATATATCTTATCACTCATTGTGTAACTCCTTGTTGGTTTAGTTGTGTTTCATGTGTCTCATACAAATCTGTGATCTGTCTGTACACACGAACATTATTATTAGGATCAAATAAGCCAGGATTTTCTTTTCTAAATTTCCTAAGAGCATAAATATCATTAATAGATTTTATGGCATCTCTTACTTGATTCATATCAATGTCCATATCGACATTGGCATGAGCTGTACCACTTGGTTTTTGTTGTGGAATTTTATTGGTAGGTTTAGGTTCTTCAAAAGGTTTTGCCTTGTAACCATCATCATTATCTAAACCTGTTTTTAAATTAAGTGCATTTAAGAAAGCATACTTCTTAGCATAAGACATACCATTACCAGTACCAAACTTATCTAAGTTTCCCATAGCACTACATCCTTCAATATCTACATGACTTGTTGGATCTTCGATGTCATGTATTCTCATTGAACAAGTAACCATGATAAAAGTTTCTTTAACATAGTTAGTGTAAGTACAGATAGGATAGAGTCCATTGTTTAGTAATGACTCCATTGCCACCTTCTGGACCTCATCGTGCTGCAAAGGATTGAAGTGCATACCAGGAACTTTCTTTCCTTTTGCTACACCTCCTGCTTCACAAGCAGCTTTATGTAATTTTTGATATATGTTTAGTTTCATGCGTTTAACCCCCATAGTTTTTTGATTTGTTTTTTTTGATCGTCTATTAAATCCCTATAATAAAAAGGGTGATTTAATTCTGGTGGTTCTGCAAAGTGTGCTAACTTCTCTAAGTTACCCTCGCAGAAAACAATTAACTCTTCCCATGACTTTAACCTTTGGGTCATAAGATGGTATTGTTCTTTTAAATAATCTGGTCTGAGCATATCATGTCCATCATCAAAGATTGTATATTCATTTTCATTTACATAAAATAAAAAAGGTTTCTTCTGTGTGCAATGATAGTAGAACGAAACTTGAGAAACGTGAATTGGGTCTGGATCGTTAGGTAGCTGCGTTGTTGCCATGTAGTATTCATCTTTACCTCTACGCTTTTTAATACTAACTGGTTTAGTCTTAGCTTCTCCTATGATGTCATTGCTTTCATAATCTATACGACCAATAATATCATGGATCATATCTTTGTCTTTGTTTGACACATATCTTTCAGCAACTAATTTTGCATCACCAAATATTTCTTTGACACATTTTTTCATGTTCTCGATTGTTGGATGTGCGAAGCTGATCATCATCTCTCTTGCAAGTTTATCTTTGTCATCTACTGGTGGACTATCTTTATCTATTGCATCTAATTCTTTTTGGAATACTTCATCATAGTTTTTATTTTCTAAGGTAATCTTTTTCTCACCTTGAAATAAAACTTCACACAATAATCTTTGAGCTGTGTTGTTGACTAGGTTTCCAAAGGGTGCTTTGTATCTTATCTTAAAAGTTCTTCTTAACTTTTGCGGTAGAGAATAATTACAAATTAATCTTGTAAAGTTTTGGCTTGAAGATGGAGACCAATGATCTAATCCTTCGCCACCATTAAAATTAATAAAATGTTTTTTTAGTGTTTCTTTTAATATCATATTTCCTTTCGTTTTTTTTAAATAGTTATACAGATAAATTTTTGCTTGTCAAACTGTTTATATGCTATATATACAACCTAAAAGGTTAATAAAACAAAGGAGAAATATGAAGTTAAGCGAGTATAGAAAAAAAGAAAAAATATCTCATTACGAATTAGGTAGGAGATTAAACTTAACAGGAATTAATCCTGCCACTAATGTGCAACGATGGTGTTTAGAGTCAAAGGAAAAAAGATTTCCTAAACCAAACATGGTTAAAAAAATTTTAGAAGTAACTAAAGGTAAAGTAACTTTACAAGATTTATATCAAGCATGGTGGGACTATGAAGAAAGCAAATAAGTTTCCATACAAAAGAGTTAAAATTTATTGGGTTGATATTGTATCTAACTCTGAGTGGATGAGTTTAGATAAAGCAAAAGATCAAGTCTATTCTTGGTGTGAAGATACAGGTTATTTATTATACAAGGACCAGAAGAGACTTATAATATTTGCATCGCATAGCTTTGATGATGATGGAACATTAACAGTTGGCAACACTACAGTATATCCAAGATCAGTAGTTAAAAAAATAGAGGTATTAAAATGATTGATAAAGATAGAAGAAAAACTTTAACAGTTAT